ATAGCAAGAATTTTCTTCCTATGATTTCTCATATTTTATAAAGATAAATAAAAATGGCATTAAAAAATACAGATGGAACTTGTTATAAGCCTTTAGGAAGTGTGCAACAGTACAATCCCAATGCACCAGAACATGATCTTTTCAATCAATGGGATCAAGAATCTATCAGGCGTGGTGGATCTCCTTTGTATTACTATGAAGTTTTTATTCAACAACAAACTGTAGATCCACTTTATTTGGAAGATCGTGGTAAAATATTTTCAAACAATCCAATTCAATTGTGGTGTAGTTACGAACCAATACCATCTCAAAATGCATTAAGTCAATTTGGTATAGATTCACCAGACGAAATGGTATTTGAAGTAAATTACAAGGCTGTTCTTCAATCTATAGGACATCCTCCAAAGATTGGATCAAGAATTTTTAGTCCTCACTTAAGAGAAAATTGGGTAATTATCCAACGAAACTTAGGTGAGTTTAAATTGTGGGGAGCATTAAGAATGGAACTCATTTGTCAGAGATTCCAAGAATCTGTTACGACTGGCGAAGGCGAAGTTACACAGAAACAACCAGACCTTAAAATTAAAATTGTATAGGAGATTTCATGGGTATATTTTTTGAATTCTTAGAAAAAATTCGTATTGAAAAAATGTTATTAGAACAAGATGCACCACAAGGATCGCCACAAGGTGGTAATCCTCAAGATCAAGGAAATATGACAGCACCAGACGCTCCTCCAGAACAGCAAGATTCAAGTTCTGGTCAAGGCGAAGAAAGTGGTCTATCTCCAACTGCTCATGACGATAATTTTTCAAAATTAATTGATATTATGAAACAAGCTTTGCCAGATTTGAAACCAGAAAATAGAAAAATTATTGATGCATTTTTAAAAACAAATAATTTATCTGGCGGAGATGAACCTAAAAAAGATTCCCAAGACCAAGACCAAAGTCAGGGTCAAGACCAAAGTCAGGGTCAAGCACCGCCAACAGGAATGGGCGATCAATCAGGAATGCCAGCACAACCTAACCAGATGGCTGCTCCACAAATGTAGTGAAGTTTTGTTTTTCATATAGATTAGGCTTATGTACATTTGTTATAAGCGACAAAGGTATTTTTGGCTGTATCAGTCTTTCGCTTTGAAAGATCAAGGGTTTATAACTCTTGGTCTTTTTTTTCAGTTTGAATGGTGGGATTTTCATTTTTTCCTTTTACTAATTTTCTAGCTATACGACCCCTTGGTTTTGCTTTTATTTCTTCTAAATGTTTTTGAACATGAGGACATCCATGTTTCGCAGCAACAGATGCAAGTTTTTTATATTTATCGTCAAACTGGTGACCGCCTTCAGATGTCCATGTTAAGCCAGCAATACTTCTTGCGTTATCTGCAATTATTCCGTCTTGCGATCCTCTTTTAAAAATTTCTTGTTCTGTCATAGGCTCTACTTCATAAGAGACTTTTTTTGGCAAAATTAAAATTTGTGCATATGGCTCGTCTTTTCTAAATATATATTTTTGTCCTTCAACTGGATTTTTGAAAACAACAAAAAATATTTTTGACCACCAACTAGTTTGCAAATGCCCCGGAACTACACATGGAACAGTATTTGTTGTGTCGGTATAAAATCTTGGATGAGACTCCATTCTTAGTACATATCCATCTGGAACTTGTATGTCTAAGCATGATGTCATTCCAAAATGACCATCAGCAAAACAAGCAAATGGAGGGAGATGAACTCCTTGTGATTTTGTAATTTCATTTTCTGCTGCGAAATCACCTTCAAAATGCATCTTGCCATCACGCATTGTAGCGTGAAATTCCGTTTCAAACGGAAATGTTAATTCCATCCCATAAGTTGAACCATCGATAAATGGCTGGCAGTGCCATGGTTGTGCCTTACTTCCATTTGTGTGTGTGTGATCACAACCACTCCAGCCGGGAATTTGAAGTTTTATAGATTTTGGTGGTTTTCCCAAATGCCATGTTCGACACTTAACTCTAATAGTTTCAGACATTTTTGGTGTCACACTCCATAACTAGGTATAAAGGAAAAAAAATGAACGATATTAATCATCCATCAAAAGGTCTCAATGAATGCAATGATAAAAGCCCTTTGAATTATAATGAAAATCTTGATTCATTTCCATCAAATTGCAAACCCGGAGAAAATAATTCCAATTTTCGCCAAGTCAATGACGAATCATTGAATTGGCTTAAAGATACGACAAATAAAAAAGTTGGTTTGGGTGCTGCTGCAAATTGTGATCCTATGCAGACTGGATCTATTTTAAATGATCCTAGTAAAACTAGTCGTGACACCATTTATCGTTATTCAAAAGCGAAGCGTGGTTGCGATGATGCGATGAGAGACCTTTTTACAGATATTGTTGTTATTGATGAAAATGCAAAAGCTCATCCAATTCCAATTATTTGGGGTACACAAGAAAAAGCAGTTGCAGCAATTCTTTTAGACAATGTAAGAAAAGATGAAACATTAGTTGTTGATAGAATTAAATTACCGATGTTAGCAATTCATGATTCGGACATTCAGTTCAATACAAGCAGATATACATATCACAAGGCTTTAGATTATAGAAGATATCTAAGAGAAGATAATAAGCCGGGATTTACAATTGATGAAAAATACAATAGAGACACAGTGCTTGGATTTGCTCGTGGAATACCAGTAGATATTACATATACTCTTTATGCTTGGACATTATATGTCGAAGATATGAATCAAATTTTAGAACAAATTTTGTTAAAATTTAGTCAAACAGCATATATAAGCGTAACTGGCGTTCCGTATGAGATAATAGTAAAGCTTGATTCGATTGCTAATAATTTGGATTATGAACCCGGAGATCAAGCAATCAGAGTTATAAAATATCAGTTTAATATGACAACTGAAACATATATACCTCAACCGATCACCAGACAAAAAGCCGTACTAAAAACAAAAATTGATTTTGTTGATGGCTTAGAAGAAAACGAAATTCAGCAGGTTATGGCGAGATTGGAAGAAAGTGTAAAGGAACTTAAATGTTAGAAATTAAGAACAAGCATAGATTTCCAGTTCAATTAATCATAAGGTCAAGGAAGGCTCCTCGTGCTTTCACAACTTTGAATATTCCGGGAATAGGTTGTGGAAAAAATATTTTTTATTTAGAAGATGAACGAGCAACTGAATATATAGACAGAGCAGTAACTGACGGATTTATCTCTGTCAAGCATGTACCGAACAATATTTTGTTAAAAAAGGGAGAATAGACTATGGCGATACTTAGAGGTTTTCCACCATCAAACACAATCAGTCCAAGTGTTCGCATTGCCGAAAAGGACTTGAGTTTTGTCGCACCAGAGCAATCTTTGCACAGGGCGGCTTTAATTGGATTCGCAAGCAAAGGTCCAATTAATATTCCTACTATAATTGCAAGCCAAAGACAGCTTCGTAGAACCTTTGGTAATCCTCATCCAGAAAATGGAGATCCATATCTTATCTACGCTGCAGAAAGTTATTTGCTTATTGCAAATGAATTGTATGTTGTTCGTGTTGCAGATACCGATCCAGTTAGCGATGAATCTGCGACTATGGCAGAAGTAGAAGTTCCTTCTGCTGGTACAATTATCGAAATTGTTTCTGATACTCCTTCACCATATGTTTTCGATCAAACTAGCTTTTTCCGTTGGAGACTTAATGGTGTACTCAGCGAAAGAACTTTGATAGTTGAAGAAAATGGCACAGGTTACGATACAGATGAACTTGTAGAATTACTGAACGATCAAATTGATTTTCAGAATGATGGCATTCAATTTTTTGGTGGAGCAGATGATAATATAGGAATAAGAACTCTTTGGGCTTATGGTCCTTCTGCAGAACTTGAATTTGTTGCTGTACAGAACTCCATTTGTGGTTCCGAAGGATCTACTGGTCTTGGAACAGATATGTTAGTTGCTGAAATCCAAGGCACTGCGTCTCATTATCCCGATGTTACTTATACAACATCAGGGTATTATAACTTTGATGGATTAACTGGCATTACTCTCAATATCGTTGTTGATGGAACAGATAATGTTCTTATCGACAATGTAGTTCAAGTTATTGATCTTTCAGCCTTTGACGGCATGGGCGATGTAGATATTGATGATATCGTTACTGAAATCAATAGCCAAGTAGAAAGTGGAAGTCTTCCCGGTGGTTGGATAGCTTCTGTATTTGGAGGAACATCTTTGAAGTTTGAAACGCTTCATAGTGGTCGTGATGCTAGATTGCGTATTAAACCAGATAGCACTGGCGAACTTATATTCGGATTGCCGACAACAACCGCAAGTGGTGACACTCCTCCCGGCGATATGAGTGAGGCATCCCTTTGGACATTTGGTAGAGTGGCTGGCGATACCAATAACGATGGATCTATTTCTTTCTTGGTTACTGCAGACTCAGTTGGTATTGAAGGAAACTTCACTCAAGTTGTTGTTAAAAACAACACTCGTGACAGCAATTGGATTCTAGAAGTTTACAACAATGGAAATCAAGTAGAATCTTGGGGTCAACTCACAAAAGATTCTGCAAGTACATTCTATATTGGAAGCTACTTATCTTTAGTATCTGATTATATTCGATCAGTAGACAACACAGATGTTCTTGCTGGACCCGCAGACGGAACATATACATTGTCTGGTGGTTCTGATGGTATTCCTTCAGATCCAGATTTACAAGATTCTTTATTGATCGGTAGTTCTGTTGGATACAGTGGTATTTATGCTGTATCTGAATCTGAACAATATGACATCGATTTAATTGCGGTTCCCGGACATAGCAGCACGACTGTAGTGACAGAATTGCTTTACATGTGTCAAAATTTCCGCCAAGACTGCATGGCAATTATTGATGCTCCATTCGGCTTGACCGTAAATGAAATCATTGCATGGCAAAATGGAACTCATCCTTTAAACACCACTAGATTCGATAGTGACTTTGGTGCGCTTTACTGGCCATGGGTTCGTATTCGTGACAACTTCAACAGAGTAGACATTTGGGCGCCACCTAGCGGATCTATAATGGCAGTTTATGCACAGAGTGATCGCTTGGCTCGTCCTTGGTTTGCTCCTGCAGGTATCACCCGTGGTGTTGTTCCCGGTATTAATGATGTTTATTCTCGCCCTTCGCAAGAAGAAAGAGACTTGATGTATGGCTATAGGAACTGCATTAATCCTATCGTACAGTTTGTAGATACTGAAGGTTTCGTGGTTTGGGGTCAGAAAACTATGCAGAGAAGACCCACTGCTCTTGATCGTGTAAATGTAAGACGCTTAATGTTTTATATTGAAAAGCAAATCAAGGCTAAGTCACGAATTCTATTGTTTGAACCACATGATGAACAATTTAGAGCAGAGTTCATAAGAATTGCAACTTTAGTTCTTCAAGAGGTTCAGACTGACCGAGGTATTACAGCCTTTAAAATTAAGGCTGATGCCGAACTCAATACTTCCGATGTGATC